AACTCCTGTGAGAGATGCTATCAGATCTCATAAAGGTAGATTTGAAACTCCTATGAGAGATAGATTAAGATCTCGTATGGAAGATAACGTGGAAGATGACATGTCAGATAGATTCAGATCTCGTAGATATAGAGATATGGAAGATGACATGGCAGAAGGTGTTGATCCTGAAATGATGGAATACAATATGTCTAACCTTGATCTTGGTGAAGAAGATGATATGTATTCTAGTCCAGAAATGGGTGAAGGAAATCATATGTATGGTAATTCAGAAATGGAAGAAGAAGAAGAAGTGAGTATGAGTGATTTAAACTCAGTTATGGAAGCCGTTAAAAAAGCTATGAAACCGAAAGGAATTGGAATGGGAAATGCTTCTAAATTCAAATATGGTAAAAAACCTAACATGAGTGGAGGGTTTAACGAAAAAAGAAAAGAAGGACCTAAATCTGTTGGTACAGGTAAAGCTAGATTTGAATACAAAGAAGAACATGAATATGGTGGTAACTCACACGATTACAAACGTAAGGATGTTAAGGGTGTTGAGAAAAAAACCGGAGTCGTGAAAGGTCATTTTAAAGATTATGAAGGTAAGAAATCTGAAACTAAAGAATCCGCGAGAACTTTAGGTAATGGTAGTAGAAATTATCCGGAAAGAAAATCTATACCTAAAATGAGAGTAAGACCAACTAATGAAAGTGTTTCAAATGAAGTGAATTTGTTAAAAGAAAAAAATAATGAATACAGACAAGCTCTTGATATTTTTAGAACAAAACTTAATGAAGTTGCAACATTTAATTCAAACTTGGCTTATGCGACAAGACTATTTACTGAACACTCAACAACTAAACAAGAAAAAATAAATATTCTTAGAAGATTTGACAATGTCGATACTTTGAAGGAATCAAAAAGTCTGTATAGGTCAATAAAGGATGAGTTATCATCTGGATCTAAATCAGAAGAAAGATTAACCGAATCAATTGAAAGAACTGTTAACAGAACCGCATCTACGGGATCGTCAACTAATCTAATTGAATCAAAAACGTATGAAAATCCACAATTCTTAAGAATGAAGGATTTGATGACAAAAATAAAATAAACAATAAACAAAAATAATAAAAACCAAAAAAAAATGGGAGCATTATTAGAATCAGGTCTTGTTGGTAACATAGGGTTAAAACACCTTAAAGTTATCAAAGAAGACACTATTAACAAATGGAACAAATTAGGGTTCCTTGATGGACTTAAAGGTCATCTAAAAGAAAATATGGCTCAATTATATGAGAATCAAGCGTCACATTTGATTAACGAAGCAACTGGAGAAGGTTCTAACGGAGCATTTGAAACTGTTGTTTTCCCAATCGTAAGACGTGTATTCTCTAAATTGTTAGCTAACGACATCGTATCAGTACAAGCAATGAACTTACCTATCGGTAAATTGTTCTACTTCGTACCTAAAATCCAAGGATATCAAAATGAATATCAAGGACCAGATGCGACAGGTGGTATTCATTATCCTCCAGTTGGAGCACCAAATGGACCTGCTAATGGAGCTGGATATGAGCCAACAGGACCATACGCTTACAAGAAAAACCTTTATGATTTATTCTACGAAGGAAATGAGGCAGGAATGGATCCACAAGGATTATTTGACTACTCTAAAGGTAAGTGGACCGCAGTTACTGCAACTACAACAATCCAAGCATGGGCTGGTTCAGCACTTGTTAACGCAACTATCAACGGAGGTACTCCTGCAGGTGGAACACAAATTCCAGCAGGTAACATAAGAAAAGTTCTTATGAAAATGTGTGGTTTCGCAAATTCAGGAGCTGGTAAATTAATCGGACCTGATGGTAACGAAATGGATAGTGAGGCATTTTTGTCTGACTTGAGAATATTCGCATCAACAGGATTATCCGCATCTACTACACCTTGTGACGTTCTTAAAAACAGTGCAGGACAATACATTCCTTTATTATTTAGATGTGTTACTCAAATATACGGTAAAGGTCTTGTTAAATATGGTGGTCAACAATCAACAACATTTGCAAACACTAGTACTCAACCTAACGACGCAGGTAATGGTGGTTCTTACTACGATATCTGTGACTCAGATGGTTGTATCTATTTAGAAGTAGATTTATCTTGTCCAGTATGTGCTGATTGTGACTCAACATCTTTAGATGGTTACACAGGTACTACAATATACTCAGGTGGATCTGGAACTTCATTTACTGCATTCTTTAGACGATATGCTAACTTAGAATTTGAAGACGAAATTGGTGAGGTTTCTTTTGATTTAGAATCAGTAACTGTTTCTGTAACTGAAAGAAAACTAAGAGCACAATGGTCTCCTGAATTAGCTCAAGACGTTGCGGCATTCCACAACATCGACGCTGAAGCTGAATTAACAGCATTGTTATCTGAACAAGTAGCAGCTGAAATCGACCGTGAGATCCTTCGTGACTTACGTAAAGGTGCGGCATGGAACTTACGTTGGGATTACAACGGATGGAGAAGAATTTCTCAAACAACATCTTACACTCAGAAAGACTGGAACCAAACATTAATTACAGCAATCAATCAGTTGTCTGCACAAATTCACAAATCAACTTTGAGAGGTGGTGCTAACTGGATCGTTGTTTCTTCTGAGGTTTCTGCTATCTTTGACGATTTAGAATACTTCCACGTATCTAACGCGGCTCCTGAGCAAGATCAGTATAACATGGGTATTGAAAGAGTTGGTACTCTTGCAGGACGTTACCAAGTTTATCGTGATCCTTACTTCCCAGCAAACCAAGTTTTGATTGGACACAAAGGAACATCATTGTTAGACACAGGTTACATCTACGCACCGTATGTACCATTACAATTAACACCTACAATGTACAATCCGTTCAACTTTACTCCGATCAAAGGAATAATGACGAGATACGCGAAAAAAATGGTAAATAATCGCTTTTACGGGAGAATTACCGTAGATGGTGTTCGTACATTCGATTTAAGAGAATTGAGATAATCAAAATCTTAAAGAATACTACAAAAGGGACAAGAAATTGTCCCTTTTTTTTATCTTTTTATCTTAACAATATGTTTTTTGGTAAAATGTGTTATATTTATAATTATGAAGAAGATAGAACTAAATAAAGAAGAATTAGATAATATTCTAAAAATGTATAATGAAGAATTATTGGGTACCCATACGATATCCATAAAAACGGGAATTAGTAAGCCAACGATTAATAGAATTCTTAAAGAAAATAATATTATTTTTAGACCATCAGGTAGAAGAAATATTGGTGGTAAAAAAGTTGCGGATAAAAAATGGAGAGATTCTAATAAAGAGTATATGTCTAATAAATCCAAAACTTGGTACGAACAAAACAAAGAACATCGTAAAGAATACATTAAAGAATACCATAAAAACAATATTGATAAGATTAGAAAAACCAAACGTGATTACGAAAGAAATCGTAAAGCGAGAGACCCCCTCTATAAATTAATCAGTAATTTCAGAACCGCAATATATCAGGTATTAAAGGAGAGTAATGTGGAAAAGAACAAACACTATTTTGATATACTACAATACACGCCTGAACAACTAATAACACATTTAGAGAATAAATTTACAGATAAAATGACGTGGGACAATTACGGTGAGTGGCATGTAGACCATAAATTACCTATAACTCATTTTAATATCTCTGAAATGGGGGATAGTGAATTTATGAAATGTTGGTCATTAGATAATCTACAACCTATGTGGGGTGATGAAAACATTAAAAAATCTAATAAATTACTTGATTAAAGTCCTAATTGATTTTGATATCACTTCAGATTCACCAATAGTGAACACTCCTTTAGAATGTGCGGATTTAATTGCCTCAATAAGGTAATACAAAGCGTGGTCATGATTCATTGTTGATAACATCAATTCTAATTGATCCTCATTAATTAAATTTATTGTTCCAAATAGATTACCAAAATTACCTTGTTTTTCTTCCATTTTATTTTTTCTTTATATTTATATAATATAACATATGAGTAGAATAAGTCAAATAATAAGAAAAGTAATTAAAGAGGCGACAGGAGATAGTTCTGGTGGTAGGGGTTCGTATATTGCACCATTACAACCAGGGTTAAGACCATTTACTCGTGAATCATTACAACCATTTACCGATGCGGTATCTAAATGGAAAAGCCCGTTAGTACAATACGATAGTTATGATGGCAGTTGGGATTTAAGATTGGGACAGATTAAGGAGTTAGAAAAGACTGCCTCCAAGATACAAGATTACATCAAACACCACCCATATTCAACATTTTCTGATGACGATGGTAGTATTATTAACCAATATTTCCAAGACTCAAAAAAGGCCCCATATAAAGAAAAAATGGAACCATACACAATCAAAGTTAATGAATGGGTAGAAATTAAAAATAAAGATTATGTAAACGAAGTAGATAGTTCATCAACTGCGGGTTTATATAATGCACCATTAGAGGTTGGTAGTTATGAATGGGAAAAAAATTACTTATCACCATTCACTGAAAAAGTGGAAAGTGAATTTAATAAAAAATCTTTAGAAAATACTTTGAAAAGAAATATAAAACGTATCGTAGGTGTTTGGGAAAAAAATAAAAATGGTTCATATTTTAGAGATATAGATTATCCCGACACAATTAATGAAGATCTTGCCGTTTGGTTTGGTAAAAAGAAAAAACCTAAGGGATCTTCCCAACCAAAAGGACCTTGGGTTGACATTTGTCGTAAAGTTGACGGTAAACATCCTCCCTGTGGACGACAAGATACCTCTAAGGGTTCATACCCTAAATGTAGGGCGGCTGGAGTTGCCGGTAAAATGAGTGATTCTGCAAAAAGATCTGCTTGTCAACAAAAAAGATCTGCTGAGAAAAAAGACACTCAAACAGGGAAAGGTCAAAAACCTATCATGACTAGTTATAAGTCTAAAAAATAATTATTTCTTATTATCTGTAATCTCATTTAACCGTTTTAATACATGGTCTAATGAGTTTTTAATGTTGGAGCTAACCTCTTTTTCCATTTCAACACGTCTTTTTTCTGTTTCTGTGTCGTATATATAAGTTAATCGTTCCCAATCTCTTGAGGATAATTTAACATTATAATTAAACACATGGTTTGTTACCTCAACTCGATAATTATCTAGTGTTACAAATATACCTAACTCATTATTACGAATATATCTTTTATTAGACATTGGGGCAATCATAAATTCAGAGTCTAAATTAGATATAAGTTTTAAACAAATTTTAAAACATGTTTTTTCGTAAACACTGATTTCTTCCATATATGTTGGGGCAAAGGAAGATCTTTTTGTGAATATGTAAATTTTTACTTTAAGTCTTTTGTAGAATTTTAGAATTGATTTTATCATTTTTATTTAGTTTACGTTTAAACAAATCTAAACATAAATAAACGATTAAACAAAAATTTTTAAAAAAAAATTAACAATAAGAACCTGAACAATGTTTTTTACCATCAAGACCTTTGATTTTTCCTTTACATACTTGAACAGCATGTCCATTACTGTAAGCACTTGGGTACACGTCATATTTTGCCTTTGCTGATGCCTTACCTCTTGCACAAAGAGGTGTGCCTGTTTTTTTTCTACCTTCAGACATTGTCATAACCATGTCATCATCATTCATAGACATTCCATCTTTTTTCGATTCATTCATCATGAAATCAAATACTTGATCCATATTGTTTTTGGCTTCTGAAATATGATCTTGAGCCCAATCATGTCCATCATCTAAAATAGATTCAACCATACTACGATCAAAATCTAATAACATATCACACTGTCTTTTAATTTGTTCTAAATTAGAAAAGAACATATATCTTTGAGATTTTTCTTCGTGTGTTTCTCTAATAACTTTTTTTATAATTCTATTTAAATCTCTCATAATACTAACTATTTAATCCGTTACCTCCTAGTGTAACTGCATTCATTTGAATTACCTCAGTACCATCTAAAGCTGTCCATACTGGATGTGGTGGTTCTACAGATACTGTTGTGGTTCCTCCTGACGTACATATTACAACACATACGTCTTCAGCTGCGTTTGCGTATGTTACAACATTAAATATCATACATTCGTAACAACTATCGTAGGTTGTGATTGCGGTATATGGTGGTGCTGGTGCGGGTCCTTGTTGTTCCCCAACAGTTCCACATATTACATCACCTGTTGATGAACTAAATGAGATTACATCACCCTGATTTGGGTGAATTCCGTTATCTTCGACATCAACCTCGGTACCGTTTTGACAAAGAAATACACTATATGTTGCCATAATTTTTTATTATAAATATCCTATTATTCTATTTTTTCATTAACAATTTGAAATTTTATTTGTCTTTTGTAAGTATTGACTTGTCCGGACGTTGTAACTTGTATGTCAATGTAGTATTCGTTAGGTATTTTATCCCTCGTGTCAAAGATAAAGTAGTATTCATTTGGAGTTCTATTTAACTCAGTCCAATCCTGTACCGCAACTTCAGTTTGACCTTCACGAACATATATACGGTATTTACCATCAATATTTGGTAATTGTTTGTTTGTGGTATAAGCCTCTTTAATTATAACACCAACTTTTCTAATATCCGAGTTTATTATTTTTTCATTTTGTTTAATTCCGTAATAGTTAAATCCATATTGTGATGGGTCATTTGTGTTTGTACCAATTTGAATTGATTTCTTAATTGGGTAAATTGTGAACTCATTAATTTGGTTAGGTAAAGAAAACCCATTCAATTTAATGTCAGACCAAGTATCGGTAAACATACAAGGGGTTTTATATCCAATAAGTGCCGGTATTGTAATTTCATACACACCTTTTGTCCTTAAACAAGATTGTAAATTTATTAAACCAACGATCGGTATTCCAGAAGAATCACTAATTGTTACTTTTGGAGCGTAATCCAAGTTTTTAAAATCACCATCCTCATATATATACAAATATAATTTGTTAACTTTTCCCAATGAAAAACTATTCCTGTTGTCAAGAATTAGATCGTCATAGGTAGTTTCAAGGTATGGCTCGTAAAACGTCTGTGTGTGTCTTGTAAAGAAACCTACGGAGTATGATCCGGTGGTTCCTGTTAAGTTCTCAACACCTGGAAGATAAGCAATCCCCCATCCAACAGGATTTACAATTCCACCAATTAATAAATTATTAATTTCTTGTGTCATATCAAACTCAATATTTTCATTACCAAATTCAAAATGTTGTAAATCTACTATTGTTAAAGCTGAAAATGGGAACGTCCCTCCGTTAGTATTATCGTAAATACCCGGTTGTCCCCAATTATCTAATGTTGTCGTTTGGAACCAATTTGATGGTCTAACAGAATATTCTTTATTATATCCCAATTGTTCTGGAATATTATAATAATCATACCCAACGCCCTCATCCCAATATTGTGGTTGATTAACGTCATAATTTTTTGGTGGAATTCTAAATAAGATTAAATCAAATGATGTTGCCCTTAATGATCCATCCGGCATGCTTGTATTTAACAAATCTTTACTAAAATATGACGTGTTTGTCATTTTTAAGATGTGTTTCATATTATTCCCACATTCTGTTGAAATGATTCCTGTTGATAATTTTTCTTTAAGCAACGATAAGTCCAAATCAAAAATAAAACGAGAGTAACCGACTGGGGTTGATAGACCACCATCACCATAATAAAGTTGAACTACGGGATTTCTACCAGTATTTACATAACTATTATAAACAATAGTGTTGTTTCTATTGAAGTAAGAATTATTAGTTGACATTTATGTTTTTATTATAAATATCAATTAATTCGAATATATTGATTAAGAATTGAATTATCAGCATCTTGTAGGATTTTGTTTATCTGACTCAACTCCGTACCATCAACCCCTATTGGGATTGGCGCTTCATTTATATTATGAACATGCGAGGATAAAAACTTAACAATTAGTGTTAATAGTTTCATTAACTCATCCCCCCTAACCATAGGATCTGTATTTTGAAGTATGTTATCGGTAAAATACGGTTGATCAATACCATATAAAGTTTCTTTTGGTTCTAAAGTAATTTTAGATTTTGACGGAATGTCCGATTTGTGAGATAATAAATAAACAAAATCCGCACCTATTGTCCCATAAGAAACTGGTGTTGGGGTGAACACACTTTGTTTTAAAGTTGAGGTTTCCAATGTTAATTGTTGTCCAATAATATTCTTATCCCAAACAAGAACATTACCAGATTGTTCGTCAGATGGTAACAATTTAATTTTTTTCTTGAAATTGGCAACCATATTATAATCTGTTGATCCTGATGAATCTAACTTATCTATGTTATCCTTAGAGGGTCTAAAATAGAATGGAAATTGATTTTCAATGTTGGTATTGTTTTGTGGTGGGTATTGATCATATCCGTTAATATTGATTTTACCGTCATTAACGCCATTTATAAATTGGTTAATTATTTTAACCCCATCATCTAATGTTTTTCCGGTAAATACTAAGGTATATTCTGGCGCTCCCTTATATTGGTCTAATGGTGTGTCCATTTCAATTACGGTTGATTGGGTTTCTGGTTTTGGTATTAATGAAAATAATTTAACATTACCATCATAAAACGTTGATCCGGTTATACCTCCACCAATAGTATTACCCGTAATTGTGCCCTCATTGGTTATTTCCCACTCAATAAGTTTTTTAACTAATTTTGGTTTGTTTGAAAAAAACTTTTTAATAATGGGGTCTAATTCTTTTTTTTCTAAATCAAAGGTTGATATCTGTAAGAAACTTCTATTTTGTCTTGGTGTTGGTAGATTAAACCCATCGGTTTGAGTTTCAACATTTTTACCAGATCTTACTAAAACTTCATTTGTTTTAACAATAACATCTGCGGTGCCTCGACCCAATAACGCATTATCTCCTGGCTCTGGATATATTCCCCTAACTTCAGCTTTCGTTTCAGTACTAATACGATCTTTTAAATCGTTTGCTTGTTTTAAGAATGAACCACTAGTTAACATAGATTCGGCATTGTGCCAGTCTTCAAAACTATTGTTTTGTGGTCTTGTTATTGGCCCTTGAATATAGAATTTATTATTATCTACTCTTTGTAGTTTGTTATAATAAAATATGTGGATATATTCATCAATTCTTGGAACCTGACTTATATAATAAGGTATTAATGGTAAATAAATTAATGGGTCTCTTTGTGTCCAAATATCCTTTTCCTCGTTCCAATCCTGAGGTAGTAAATCGGCCTCAATTTCTGTAACAGGTACCGCCCTAACTCTACCCAACATTAATGGGTCTTGATTGTTAACTACGTAACCTTGAAATATTCCTTTACTCATTTCCCTTTAATCTAGATGTATATTCTTTATGTAATAAATTATATGTGTTTTCTAATTTATCTAAATGGTGAGTCAATTTAATAACTGTATTTTTCGCCATTTCAAAATCCTCTTTAATAAAGTCCATAGCCAAGGTTAAATCTTTATTAGATCTTTCTTTATGTTCTTTAATTATTTGTAAAATTTCAACTGATTTTACTTTTTTTTCGTTAATACTAAATGAACTTTCCATATGCGTCTTTAGGTATTGTTATTCCCGCAGGAGTAATGGTTAATGGTCCGATACCAATTGCAACTTTTCCATTTTCAGAAATTTCTTTATCATTACCATCAATCATTGCTTTTATTGATGCTAAGAACTTATTAGGACTACCATCCGGCATTGGACCTGTTGGGACACCTATTTCTTGTAAATTATTTATCGTATTAAGAAATGATCTTGTTGGTGAATATCCATCAAGTAATTTTGATGACAATAACAAAGGTAATGGTAAATCACCGCCAGCGGCATTAATGGCATTTAATTTGTTCCTAACGGCCAAATTTAATAGTTGTAATAATTCGTCCAAAATACTTTTACATTCTCTAAAATCTTTTACCGTTATGATTAAACCTGAGATTACCCCAACAATAGATAAAATCATTTGATATTTCTTTTTTATTTTTTCTGTCGAAATATCCCCCAATAAAAGTTTAACTAATAGTTTAATTTCCTTTTTAAGTTCTTTGAATATCTCTTTGGTAAAAATCGCACCTATCTTACTTACAAATTCAACAAAGAACGATCTAAATAATTTGGCAAAATCTTCCAAATTACTCACTAATTTAGAAAAAGGCTGGTTCAATAATTCAGCAACAACCATTATTGGTAATACTGTTTTTGGGGAAAGAATTGTACTTATTAATGCCTTTACGAACTGCTCAAAAAATCCAGTATCTACAGACAATTTAAAAGTATCACTAACCGCAGGATATATAATACCTAAGGCCGCATTTATTTCATTAATATCACTAGTGTCTTCATTAAATGTTAAATTATCTAACGCAGTTAAAAGAGCCTCAACATTAAGAGGTTCTTTAACCATATCACAATCTTGAAATTCAATAACACCCCTTTTAATATCCGAAGTTTTTTGTTCTATAATTCTTAAATCTAAATCTGTAAACTCAAAAAATGAATTATCAATATTGTCATTTTCTGAAAGTTTTGATACTCCTGAAACATCTATCTCTTTATTTGAGTCATAACAAAGACCTAAAATTCTTTGCATAACTAATAATGATTTTTGTAATGACTCTAATTTTAAATTACCATCTCCTCTACCAAAAGAAATTGCTCCGGTAACATAGTCAGATAAATTAGTAAAAAAAGTCTTATAATCTAAAATATCAACCGTTGAATAGTAGTCATTTAAAAATTCATCAATTACTGGTAAATTTTGTCTTGGTTTTAAATCAACTTTAAAAAAACTACCTTGTATTGGTTGTACAGTTATGGGATCAATATAACTTTCCACATAAGTCATATCAAATAAATTTTGAGCTGATTCTCCTATGTAGTTCGCACCGGCCACAACACTATATGGTTGGTTTAAGTTTTGAGTTCTTTGATATAACTCTCTATTCATTGAGAATGGATATTGGTTATATGATATTGGTTTTTGTTCGTAATAAAATTTACCTATCTTATCGTCAGTTGCTAATTCTAAAGACCCTAATAAATCTACAGATTTTACCGGAACATAAACCGTTTGATTAATTGTGTATAATTGAACCCCCTCACAAGAAAGAGCCTTTTTAACTGAATCAATTAATAATGGTTTAATTTGTGGCTTTAATGTCTTAAGTGAGTTAATAAATATCCTTTTTATTAACTTATCACTTTCTATCCCAGATCCCTTTAAATCTTTTAGTTGAGTTATTAATTCGTCTAAAAAAGTTTTACTATTGGCCGTATGTTTTTTTCTTTTTTTTGTAAAATTAGAGAGTTGGTCAGACAAAAAATCGTTTGACGATTCTTGTGAACTTCCGGCTTTTTTCTTTAATTGATCATATTGGGTTTTATACTCCTTATATGATTTATATACGGAAGTTTTATTTGCCGATTTTTTTAATTCTTCATTTATATCAACTGCCATACAACTTATTTTTTCATTTTATATGTGTTGTCCCCACTAGCGTCTTTTCTAATTAAATTTTGAATTGTTTCATCATCCATCTCAAGGTCTGAAAGGTTAAAATCTTCTTCTTTTTCGGTATTTTTCTGCCACATCTGTGATTGTAGTTTAGAAAGAGTCAATTTTTTATCAACACAATCATTTATTATTTTTTGTTGTTTCTCAATCACAGGACCAATAAGAGTCATATCTTCAGGTTCTTTCATCATTGTCAACATTTTGTTTTGAATTCTAATTGCAGTATTCCTTTGTTCCACAAGCTCATTGTAGATTTCCTGCATTAAGGATAACATTGATTCTTTACTGAGATTTATTTCTTTCTTACGTGGTCTTGACATATATATAAATATTATTTTTTTAAAATTTCTTGAACCAAATCAAAATATAATTTTTTATATTTTTTAATCATAGTTCTTATCTCCTTAGTTGATAGATTTGTCATTTCCCTAAGTTCAAATAAAATAATATTTTTATTAAACTTATTATTGTTTGTGTCCGGAAAAATTGTTCCGTAATTCTCAAACAAATCATATATTGCAGACCCTAATTTGTGCTCTTGTTCGTCACAATCTTTTTGGTTTAAATTTTCCTTTAATCTTTGTAAAAATTTTTTAATAATATATTCAGAGTTTATTTCATCATTTTCTATAATATAGGATAATTCTGGCCTATTTGATAAATCGGAAGATATATCTTCATAAGATATCTTTCTATTCATTTCTTTTTGATCTTTCATTATCTGACCCATAAGATAATTTTTACAAATAGTCCCAAAATATGAGTATGCCTTTTTTTCTTTTGAGGGCTTAAATTTGTCCATTTTTGTCATAAGAAAAGAATGTGTGTCGGCATGAATTTCTTCATAATTCATGTCTTTCCTATATAGTTTATACCTTCTAATAATTGAAGATATCATCTTATCTAAAGGGTCTTTTAAGAACTCATTATATATTTTATTTCTTTCTCCGTTACTTTCTGTAACTAAAAATAATCTAACTGCGTCCTCTTCTCGCACATCAAAATAATTATTTGTTGTTGGTTTTCTACCTTTCTTTTTCTTTTCTATGGTTGGATCAATCTCAAGTTCTATCATTAAGCATTTTGTGGTTCATAATTTATGTCCCTTTGGGTGGTAAAAAAACATTCTTTTTTTGCTGATTCTATCCAGAATCTAGCTTCTTCTGAATCCATACTATTAGCACCATTTTTATAATTCCAAAAAATTGATCCTTCTCTTAAATTCATATGTTTGTAACCAATTTTTGGTATAGTTAAAATTTTTGCCGAATTATGTGTCATTCTTAAGAAAAGTTCATAACCAAACGTTAACTTTATATTTGATTTCATTTTACCAACTCTCTCATACATTTCTTTTTTAAAGACCATACCTGAAGTTTGGAAGTTTTGAAATGTTTGTAAAGTTTCGTTTGTTAAATACCCCATATCAGATGAAATATTTGCTGCGAATGTAGCCTCATTTGTAAACCCAGCAAAAACTAATTTATCATCAACATCAACCACAATTGGTAAAAAAGCGTCAATATCTTTATAGATGGACATATATTTATGTGCATTTTTAAACCAAATGTTCGAATACTCATCATCGAACTCTAAAATTGAACACCATTCTGATTTGGCTAATTCAACACCCCTATTAACTTGATTTGCGAAGTTTGGATCCTCAGTCCAAGACTCGAGAACAACGGTCAATCCGCTAAAATCGTAGGCATTTAAATGGTTAGTTAAGTATGGTTCATCACCGTGAACAATAATAAGCTCGTCCGCATTTTTATGTTGATGTTGTACGGATTGAATAGCTCTCGAAAAGAAGTCTTCAAAACCAATGGCTTTACCTGATTTTATAGGTAATATAACTGAAATTGTATTTTTATTTTCCATAATTAAATTGTTTCAAATTTAGATAGTTGATCTTCAAAAGAAGTAAGTCTTGTTGACATAAGGTTGTTAAAAAGGTCTGTAGTGTTTTTTTCAAAACTCGACAAAGAAGGTAAAGAATTTACAGTTTCTTCCATTTTACTATAAAGTTCTGGATTGATGTTATCCTCTAACCAATTTTGTATAAAATCAGAAAGTACATCGTTCAATATTGTTTTATTGTTAATCCAAATACCATTATTTTCATCCATCCATTCAGGAACGATATCAGGAACCAAACCAATAACAGGAATACCCATCTTCATTGACTCGAGTGGGAAAGTTCCGTAAGAACTTGATTGGTCAATCCAAATAGAAACAAAACTATCCTTCATGGCTTCTGCGAATTCTTTTTCGGTTAAACCTCTTAAATCTCTAAAAGTAATCCATCTATATTGTGGGAACTTAGAGTAGAAAGTTTTTATAAGATTAACAGTATCTCTCTGATCTCTTGTATGAACATTAACAATTGTCTTGGGTGGAAATTCGGCTTTTTTGAAATTATCCGAAATTGATGGTTGTAAAACATCTACGGAGATTTGTCTCATGACACCATTTATATATTCTTTTTGTTTTTCTGAGGTTGTTATACATTTATGAAAACCTAATTGAGACCATGTTTGTCCTGGTTGTAAGGTCTCAAAAATATGGTCATATGCTTGACACAAAACAATTTTACCACAAGGTAATTTTGTAATTTGATCCATAATGAAACCATAAATTTCAGGAATAATAATAAGGTCATCTGGGGATATCTCCAAATTTGTCCCGTCGATTGACGTATGCGGCAATTCCATATATTCCTCACCCATCCAATCAGAAACACCAAAATACTCTGGTTTCTCATGTAGAATAATAGGGTTATACCCATCTTTTTTTAATGCCATGGCCATCTCATAAATGTATCTTACGGATGCCTTCACATTTCCTTTAGTATCTTGTACCACAAAATACAATCTTGATTTCTTTTCTTTCATGTTAGAAATCGACAATTCTAATTTTTGAATTTGTTCTTCGTTCATACTTAAATTATAGTTTATTTATTATTTTTTTTACCAATAATGAATTGAATGCAATTTTAAATGGGATTGAAACTTCATTACTTTTCATCCCTAAATTCTCGTCAACAATCTCATCTTCTGTTAATACAATATCTACCAACATTTTTATTAGTTCATATTTAACTAAATGAATTTGAGAATCACCACTCACACTTTTTAACTCTACCTCTTTATCAACCTTATCGATATCAATGTAATAGTTTTGACCAAACGTACTAAACAACATGTTTTAGTTCTTTTATTAGTTTACCAAATTCTGAAAGTGAAGTAATCTCATATTCAGAATTGATGTGTTTATTATACTCGGTGGTAAATTTAATGACCACCTTTCCTTCGTGTTTTTCTAATAGTAAGGTAGGATCCGCAGTAAGTAAAACATCTACTTGATTCCACATAGATTTTTTTGTAATTTCACTAAAGAAAAATACCTTTTCCAATAAACACCCAAATTTAGATAGGAAGAATAATGAGGATGGTTTTGATTTACCAATCTCACTTGACACAATCATTAATTCATTCTCATCTCTTAACTCAAGATACAAATCATTTAACATGTTAAATGTTGTCATCTCCGTTGATGGGGCGTGTCCGAATAATTCCATCGTATATTCCTCATACATAAATGAAAATAATTCCTCACTATTACGAAACGCAAAATGTTTGGTCAAGTCT